ACCCTTGAATATGAGTATTGCATGTCATCATTCCTTCCATCAGTTTTTTGAATTCATCAAATCCATCAGGGAACAGAATGATTCCGACACCACCTGATGCATTGATTTTCTTGATATTGTGTTTTTGTAATTCAGAAGCATGTCCACCATGTGCCTTCAATTCAATTCCAACAAATATTCCATTGTTGGAACATATAATGTCAGGAAGTCCTGCTTTCTGAAAACCACCACCCCAAATCTTGAAATGGTATGCATCAATAGAATCAAGATACTTTTTGACTTTTCTTTCAAAGTTCTTTTCGTTTCCCATGTCTTGTCACCACCTGTTTGAACAAATAATCTGTGAAGTCTTTTCGCATTTTTAATGTTGCAAAAATTTCTTCTTCAATCGTGTCTTTTGAAATCATGTAATAATAGAAGCATGTATTTGTTTGACCAATTCGATGTGTTCTTTTTTTCGACTGTTCGAATAATTCAGAAGACAATGGCAATGTGAAGTATATGATTTTATTTGCTTTTTGTAAGTTCAAACCATATGCACCTGCTTGATATTGAATCAATACAATCGCATTGTCAGATTCTTCATATGCTTTCAAATCTTTTGTTTCACCATTTATTATTGAAACAGGTCGATTTCTGCAAATATTTTTTATCAAGTCCAATTCCATGTTGAAATTGTAGAAAATAATCAATCGGTCATCAGTGGATTCAATAAGTTCTTTCAATGCTTCAAGTTTGTTCTTGTTGTATTGACCACAAATTTGTCTTGCATATAACATTTTGGTCAATGAATTATCACCAACGATTTCTTGACCATCTATTTCAACAATAGAATGTTTCATGAATCTTTTATATGCAGGAATGGAATCCACAAAGACATTTGTTTCTATTTGTTCAGGAAGATCAAGGACATCTTCTGTTTTCATAAAGACTGCACCATATTCACGAAGTTTTTCTTTCAAAAATCTGATGTTTTTATAACCTGTCACAATAGGAATCATGAAATTTCCACCAACATCAATCAACCTTGTTTGAATGTAGTCATTCCAAAATTGTCTTTTGCTGATATTCCATCCAAGCAACTGACATTGTGACCATAGATTTTCATATTTTCCATTCACACAAGTTCCTGAAAGTAGAATCACATTTGATGGATTCATTTTCATAATGAATTTTGTTCTTTTTGCTTTTTCGTTTTGAATCATTGAAGATTCATCCAAAATCAATGTGAAATCTTTTAATTTTTGAAATGATTTTCTTCTGAATAAAAGTTCATAATTGATTACAATCACAGTGTTGCAAACATTTACTGTTGGATTGTCACAAAACTTTTCGACAACTTCTTGATTCTTTCGAATGGTTGCATCCCATATCACCAATCTGTTGCCATAGTTATCTTCGAAATGTTGCACCCAGTCAGAAACTTTTGACTTTTGACAAACAACAATGTTGACTTTTGAATTCAAGTCCATCATTTTTTCAGAAGCAACAAAAGTTTTTCCAAGTCCCATGTCAAGATAATAGGCAACACGATTTTTTTCTTTCGTTTGTTCTAATACATCAATTTGGTGTTTGAATAGTTGCATTTTTTTCTTTCACATCCTTTTTCTTAATTTCTGTATTCACAACAACACCATGCTTTTCTGCCACAACTTTGACCAACTCTTTGTATATTTTTTCAAAGTCCATTTTCATCACCTTAATCTATTTTATGAAAAAGATATTCAAAAGACAGTTTTTCATCGACTGATAAAATATTTCGAATTGTGACCATTTCAGAAAATTTCCATTCTGTGATGCCTTTCATTTTGAATCTGAAAGAGTTGTACGAAATGCCAAGCAATTCTGCCATTTTTTCAAAAGTGATGTCTTGTCGTGTCATTTCTGCTTCAAGGTTTTTGAACATTTATATCACCAGTCCTTTCTTGATTTTTTACTACCTTTTAAACATACCCCTTGTCGTATGTCTGAATCAAGAATATACCCCTTGTCGTACTAAATCAACCCCTAAATATCAAAAAAGTGAAAAAAATATACGAAATGTGGTATATTTTTTACACTTTTTTAACAAAAACTATGGACAATTTATACGACAAGTGGTATTATTTAATAGAAATATTCATTGAAACAGTCTTTGATGTACTTATTTGAAGAAAAAGTCAAACGACAACTAATGACAAAAATTTTTTTCTTTCATATATATAATAAGAAAAGAATGTTGCAATCGAATATTTGAAAAATTAGATTTTGACAAGACTGCAACTTTCAGTGCAGTATTTAAGAAAGGAAGGATTGTCAAATGGAATTTATCAAAAAACTTGATTTTTTAATGGATGAAAAGCATATCAAGAAACACAAATTTGCAGATGACACAGATATTCCATACACGACTGTTTGTGGATGGTATAAAAAAGGAACTGAACAAATAAAAAGATCCTATTTGTTGAAAATTGCAAATTATTTTGGTGTCACCCTTGATTTTGTGATGGATGATGAAATTGGTATTTCCGATTTGAAAAATCATCGTGTTATTTGTGAAGGAAAAGTTGATTCAGATGTTTTCCAAAAATATTCAATACTTAATGAATCAGCAAAAGCACAAGTCAACCAATTTATTGAATTTTTAGGAAATCAACCAATCAACCCACAAAACTTGACACCTAGTGAAACAAAGAATGCTGAAAACTTTGTCCAAACTGCCAAATCCGAAGTTCTGAATGATTATATTGATTCAATTGATAATGAATTATTATAATTGAAGAAAGGAAGTGGACAACAGTTGAAAAGAAAACATGTTGTTGAATTTGAAAAAGATGGCAAAATTTTGCGAGTTGCTTTGTATATAAGAGTTTCAACAGAAGAACAAGTTCGACATGGACTTTCGCTTGAAGCACAAAAAGAAGCACTTGTCAGATATGCCAAAGAAAATGGATGGAAAATCGTTGACATCTATGCTGATGAAGGAACAACTGCAAGAAAGAAACTGACAAAAAGAAAAGAGTTTCAAAGATTATTGCAAGACATACAGGATGACTTGATTGATGTTGTAATTTTCATCAAACTGGACAGATGGTTTCGTAATGTTGCAGACTATTACAAAACACAAGAAATTTTGGATGCACACCATGTTGATTGGATTGCAACAGAAGAAGACTATGACACAAAGACTGCGAATGGAAGACTTCATTTGAATATAAAACTTTCAATCGCACAAAATGAATCTGACCAAACATCTGACAGAATCAATTTCGTTTTTGCGAATAAAAGAAAAAATGGTCAGGTCACATCAGGAACAAAGAAATTTGGTTTTGATATTGTTGACAAAAAATATGTTGTGAATGAAGAAGAAAAAGCAATTTCAATTGACTGTGCAAATTACTTTGTAAGCACTGGATCAATTCGTGCAACAACTGATTATTACAATTCAAAATATTCACCAATCATTTCAACAGACACAATGCGAAAAAGATTAGGTGACACTGCCAACATAGGAATTTGGAAAAGATATGGCAGGGATGAAGTCATTGAAGCATACAAAGAAAGATTGTGGGATGATGAATTGTGGGACAAAGTTCAAAAGATATTGGAAAAGAACATTCATATTTCCAAAACAACAGATGGTGTCCCATATGAAGCATTATTTGATGGTCTTGTGTATTGCAATGACTGTGGAAACAGATTCACACGAGATATTCAAAAAAACAAAGATGGAACAGTCAATCGTGTATATTATAGATGCTGGAAACAAAAAAACACTGACAAATATGGCAACCACTTATGCACAAATAAGTCAATGATAAACCAAAAGACACTTGAAAAGTATGTTCTTGATAACTTTAAAAAAGAAGCAGAAAAATATATAATTGAAAATACAATTGTTGATGAAGCAAAAGAAGAAAAACCGAAGAAAGACAATTCTGCAATGATAAAAAAGAAGATGGACAAACTTGCAGACTTGTATCTTCTTGATAAAATTGACAAAGATTATTACATGAAGGAATACGACAGATTGAATGCTGAATATAAAAAAGAAGTACAACCCAAAAAACCAAAACCAAAGAAAAAAGATTTGACAAAAGTCAAAAAATTATTGGAACAAGATTTTGAAGGATTATACACTTCATTGAATGATGAAGAAAAAAGAAAGTTCTTAATGAACACAATTGAAAAAATAATAATCCGAAGAACAGAAGCATATGAAGGTGGAAAGGTTGAAAAAATAACCTTTTTATAATATTACTGGTGTGTTGGACTACACCGATGCACCAGTTGGACAATCGGCAAAGTCCAACATATAAAAAATCAAGGAAAATAAAGGAAAAACAGGAATCACACTGCACATGATTCCTGTTTTGTTTTGATTTCTTCTTTAAGTTTTGGATCAGATTCATATTTTTCAATCATAGTGTTGAAAACCTTTTTCAAAAAAACTTTATCAGCAGGGATGCCAACTTTTTTGATTTCCTGAAATAGTTGTTCAAAAACTTCATTTGAAAAGTCAACTGTTTTTCCATCATAAATTGTTTCTGCAATCATTTTTTCAATAACTGCCAATTGTTTATTTGTTAAGTTCAAGAATATCACCACCTTGTTCAATTATATCACAAATCAAAGATATTGACATGTGTTCAACGACATATTATATTATAATTGATGATGTTGAAGTAATCAATCGTGTGTGGGCAACTTTCGAATGATTATTTTGTGGCATCATCTTTTTTTGGTGGAATATATTTCAATAATTCATTTGGATCTTTTCCATACACCATGATGACATATGATAATTTTGCAAATACATCTTTGTCAATTCTGACAACTTGATCATCATGATATTTTTTCACAATTTCATGATTCAATCCTGTCAGTTTTCGCATTTTAGAAATTGAAATTCCAAGTTCATCCATAACTTTTCCAACATTGCATTCATAGTGTCCATAATTTCCGAATAAATCCAACATGCCGATGGCATCGTTTTTTTCCAAACACATCACATCCTTCCCATGCTGTCGTTTTAGCACTTTACAATATGATTTTAGCACATATCAGTGTTCTGCATCAGACTCTTGTTTGAAGGTCGTGTTTGTGGTATAATTTTTTTGGAATGGGACAATTCCATCGTGATATGAAAAAAGATTGAACTTGAAGTCCAATCTTTGATGTGATTATTCCTTTATAAAATCATCAAGTGGTCGATTATATAGAATACTGAATTTGATTAAAAGTTTCAATGAACAAGTTTTGTTTGCATCATTTTCAGATTCAATTCTTCGCAAATAATCAGCAGACATGTCCAATATTTCTGCAACTTGCATCAAAGACAGACCTGATTCTTTTCTGAATTTTTTGATGTTTTTATATATAATCGGCATATAATTTTTCTTTAAAAGGAATTCTTTTTCATCGTTCATAAAATCACCCTGACTTTATTGTCCCACTTATAAAAACAAATTACTGTGTCGGAATCGTCCCACTTTCAAATTGAATGTGGTATAATGAAATTGAAAAAATTTGTTTTTACTGACAAATTGCGACAATATTTTTAAAAAAATTGTTGTATAATACACAGTAATATTTTATGTGCAATGTGTTTTTTAATACATAGATGTGCATAAAAAAAACTATAAAGAAAGGATGAATGAATTATGGTCGAAATTGTAAGTGTCGGAATCGCATGTGTTTCTGTTGCAGGTGCATTGTATGTATATTCAAGCATGAAGGAAAAAATCAATGAAAAAGACAAGATGCTTGATGCTCTTTCAAACGATGCACAAAATATTCTTGATAAAAAGAATTTTTTCGAACAGGAAGTTGAAAGATTAAAAAATCAAATCAAATTGATGGAAGAAAATGAAGAAGAAAGTCTTCCCAAATCAACAATTGTTGAAGAAAAAGAATATGTTTACAAAAAGAAATACAAAGGCAAAGTTCTTGTTGGAAATTATCATGACTATTTTTTACAACAAGCAAGGGAAATTTTGCGATGCTTTGGACTTTCTGTTGAACTTGTGACCACTGGTGAAGCAATCGTTGACAAAATCAAAAATGGTGAAAAGTTTGACATGATTTTAACAAATAACACATACAGACATGGAATTGATGGTTGTGATGTTGTTCGTGAACTTCATGAAATTGAAGGATTTGACACACCAATCGTTGTTCAAACAATAGAACAAGGAAACAGAGAAAATTTCATGTATAGATATGGTTATGATGAATACATTGAAAAACCACTTCAACCTGACAAAATGGAAGTAATACTTGATAAATTTTTGAAGAAAGAAAAGAAAACAAAAAAGGACTAGAATGAATCTAGTCCTTTTTATATTTTCAAAACTTGTCCTGCATGAATTATATTTGGATTTCCACCAATGACATTTTTGTTTTTTTCATATATTTTTTGCCATGTTGTATTGAATTTCTTTGCAATACTTGAAAGATTGTCACCTTGTTGAACGACATATGTTTTTTCATTTGATTGTGTAGAAGTTGAAGGAACAAGAATGACAGTTCCTGCATATATCAGATTTGGATTGTTTCCAATTGCTGATTTGTTTTTTTCATATAACTTTTGCCATGTCGTGTTGTATCTTTCAGCAATCTTTGAAAGTGTGTCGCCTTGTTTTATTGTGTATGAAATCCAATTTTCAGTTGTCGTTGTTGTTGTTGTTGTTGGTTGTGAAGGTTTTGGTTGTGAAGTTGGTGTGTTTTTTCCAAATCCATTCAATCCATTTTCCTTCATAATGCTTTCATAATTTTTGAATGCATAGTTCATGTCCACATTTCCATTGATTCCATTCACACTTCCTTTTGAAGAATATTGCCACATTCCATGTGGTGCAGAAGGTTGTGCATTTGACCATTGTGCAATCCAATGATCATATTTTGAAAGTTCAGAATCATTCAATTGATTTTTAAACCAAGAAGAAGATGCATAAATTCCAACATAATTTCCACGACTTTCAATATATTCACAAAATGCTTTCACAACTTTTGTCAGTGCAGTTCTTCCAATAGAATATTGACTTGAACTTGAATATTTCGAAGTGTCGTGATTGTCTTCTGTATCAATAAAAATTGGAAATTCAAGTTGTTTTCCTTTTAAATATTCCAAAGTCAATCTTGCTTCTTCAATTGCTTCTGCTTCTGTGACTGCACACGAATACCAATACACACCAACAGGAATTCCAACTTTTTTTGCCATTGCATAATTGTTTTCGAATTGCGAATCGATTTGTTTTGATTTTGCTTTTCCATAACCAGTGAAACCAACACGAAGAATCGCAAATTCAATTCCACTTGCTTTGATTTTATTCCAAGCATTTTCATTCAAATAACCTTGATGTGTTGAAATATCAATTCCTTTCATTTTTGTCATTATTTTTCACCATCCTTTTTGATTCCTGAATTGAATCCATTTACAACAGATTCAATCAGCATTTGCATTTCTAATTCTGTGATTGTGATTCCTTTTTCATTCAGCATTGCCACAATATTTTCTTGTGCTTTTTGAAGTTTTTCAGCACCATTCAAATCAGAATATATTTGTTCAACTGCTTCAACCACAGTTTTGACAACTTTTCTTTTTGTGTCATCATTGATTTTTTCTTCATATAACATTTTGATTTTTGTTCCAATAAAAGAAGCAATCCCAACAAGAATTGCCCCAATTATTTGTATAATATTTGATTGAATTACTTCCATAATACTTTCCATCATTTCCAAACACCTTCTTTCAATTCAACTCTGATGGTTTTTATATCATTTTCAACAATTGCCATTCTTTCAACGACATTGTTGTGTTTGTCAACTTTTTTTTCAAGTTGTTCGATTCTATAATTGACCAATTTGTTTGAAGTAAATATTCCAACAATTGATCCAAAACATGTCCCTGCCAAAGAAAACAGGGCAACCAAAATTTCACTTGTCATATTTTTATTTTCCTTTCTTTTAATTATGCAGTTCTTTGCCATACATATTCAGTTGAATTGCTGACAAGATAACCATGAACTGTCACACCCCAAAATTGCCAATTTGAACTTGTTCCTGTGACAGAATAATACAAGTTTGTTCCTGCCCTTGAATAACCAAGTGTTGTTTCAAGTTTGATGTCGGATTGTTTGAAAAATCCACTTGCACCAATTATTCTGAATTGATTTCCTGACCAAGTTCCAATTCCATTTGTTGCAATGTTGTTCAAATACAATGTGATATTTGTGTCATTTCCTGTATAAC